TGCTATATATATGCAATCGCATAAAAAATGGGGTAACCGGGTAACCGTCCGGTATCAGAACGGATTGTTTTCATCGTCGTCGTCTGCCTCAACCTCAATAAATTCGGGCGATTCCGGCATTTTCAGCCAGTACATCTTTGTTGCCCTCCTGCCGATCTTCTTGTTCCTTGCGGGCTTTCCGTCGTTACCCGGAATCATCATCCCTTCTTTTACGCAGTATGAAATGAAGGATGATTTGTTAAAATGCGCATTCTCGCAAAGGTTCTGCAACGCCGCCGGGTAAAGGTACGCAATGTTCTTTTCGGAATCAAGGATGCCCCACTGCTCAGTATTTACGTTTGAGTCGAATTTGTTGGGATTCATGAAGATTTCATCAACAACATACTGGTAACAACGCTTGTTCCCGTTTACGTCATCCGGGTTCGACAACACGCACAAGGATTCCTTTGTCGAAATGTACACGCCATCAAAGAATATGTATTCTGTTGCTATCCTGTCCGCGAGAAGGATGGTCGCAAGGCTGAGGGCCTGTTTCTGCATCGCTTCCCCGGCAATAGCTGTAATCTCTTCGATAATGGCGTTATAGTCCTTCAGGAGCTCCTCTTGGCTTATGCTACTTACCACCTGAACAAACATCCGCCCCGCAAAGCCATAGTTTTCCCGAACAAGGTCAGCCGTCTTCCGCGGGTTGCTGAACAACCGTTCATCTGCATGGAGCTCAAGAATTCGGTTAATTGCGCCGCCTTGCTGAACAAAACCGTTGATGGGAGTTTCGCCCGTGGTTAGTGTTACAAGTTGCCACGTCTTTTCCTGCTGAAGCCCGAGGGAGCGGTCGGAACGGCTTTTGCCTTTTCCGCTTGTGATGTCGTACACAAATCCCTCGAAGTTATCCTTGATGCGTTTTGATGTTTTTGCAGTATCATCAAGAATGAGCGGCAGGTTGTTTAAGGCATCCGCCCGGGCCTCAAGGGCTGTTTCTGTGCTTTTAAAATCGCCGATATACCTGTTCGCTCCCGGGTCTGCCCATATGCTACAAGCAACAAGCTCTGCAACGGATTTGCCCGCTTCTGTACCGCCCCAAAGGTCGATAATGTAAGGCAGGGCCCCGAGTTTCTTCAACAACACGGAAGCAAACGCCGCCGCCATCATTACCCGCAGGTGGAACGAGCCCTGTTCCCGGAGTTCAAGGATATGGTCAAGCCATACCCGGTATGACCCTGCTTCGCTGATTGCCCCTGCAAGCTGTGGGAATTCGTCGTCCGAATCGAACTCAATTCCGCCATTATCGTACGGAAGGAACTGCCCGTTCACCCATCCGAATTTACTTGAGGATTCCCGCAGATCAATTCCGTCGCTGTTTCGAGCCTCAACGTCCGACAGATATTTCACCAACGCCCGAGCGTTCTCTGAGGTAACAAGGATACCGTAATTGCTGAGCTCAACAATCTTATTTGCAGAACTGATTGAATCCTTGCGGAAAGTCTGCTCCGTCCAATGCCCGTCACGCTTAAATGCAAGCACGATCTTTTCCTTTCCGGTCTGTATGTTGCGCAACCGCTCCACCGGAAGAATGGGGTGAGGGCAAGCCGTGATTGAACTCCGCTGTTGATCGAAGATACTCACCCCGCCGTCATTGGCAAGCCATGGGCCGCAATTAAGGTTCGCCCGCCCGATTTCCTTCAGCCCCGTGAAGCAGGTCACATTCGCCATTTCCTCAAGGCGTTTTCGCTGTTCTTCCCGGGCCTGAGCCTTTTCCTCGCGGGCTTTGTCCCGCTCTGCTTTTATCTGTTCCCGGAGGGCGGCAGTATACGCCGCTTGTTTGCGGTCAAATTCTCTGACACGTTTTTCTGCTTTTGCTTTTGCCCGCAGTTCGTTCAGTAAATTCGCCCGCCTTATCATGTCGGGCTCTTCAAATATCTTGTCGAAGACTGCGTCTGCAAGAATATCCTGAACAGGTTCCGCGTTCATCCGCCGCCACCCCCCATCTTTTTGAAATCGTCATATTCATCCTCTGCGGATTCCAGCCGCATTCGGGCCCCCTCGTATTGGGCCAGTGCCGCCGCATACAGCGGGGATTTTTCCCCGAGAACGTCAAGCGCGTGTCTGTACGCTTCCACCTCGGCCCTCAGCGCATTTAACGCCGTTTTAAGCCTGTTTTCCTGTTTGGCTGATAATTCCCTTGCCTTTTTTATCCGGTACATTTTAAGACGGCTTAAATCGCTTTTAGGGGCATATCCGCCTCCAAGCTCCTTAAACGCTGTTTTGAAATCGCAATTCTCCATCATAGAAACGAAATCAATTACATCGCCGCCCGCTCCGCATCCAAAGCACTTGAATTTCTTTGGGTATATCTTCATGCTCGCCGTCTTTTCGTTGTGGAAAGGGCAACGGATAAATCCGGCCCTATCAGGCTCAAGTCCGTAACGCCGCAGAATATCCCGCATTGTGTATTCGCTTTTTACTTCATCAACCGTCATTCCGGCCTCCAAGTAAATGAATTATCTGCTTTCCGGTTTCGCTTTTGTCGCAGAAAAGAAACTCAACCCCGTATTTTCTCCGCATTGTGCAAAGGATCTTATACAATACATCTCCCTGCATTACCTTCTGATGCACGGTCGCCCATTTCCCATTTACGCGCTTCCTTACAATCTCCCTTGGGTTCCGCCAAAAAAGTACATCATCAAGGCACATTATTCCTTGTCCATGTTCGCAGAGTATGATAAGCTTTATCCCCGCTTTCTGCGCACGTATAAGCTCATTCCGAAACCGCTCATGCTGTTGACATACATTGCCGCATATCTCCGTGAGGTTCTGCTTGCGGTCAACCACTATCCTTGGATTATCAAGGCTCATGTAGTCCCCGACATACAATTTCGATATATAGTAGTTGACCCCTGCAGTGCGGAATTCCCGCAAGATGCCGGATATTGCTTTCTGCTTTTCCCGGCTATCAACCTGTATGGTCATTTACGTCATTTACGCGAAGGGGAGCCCCTCGTCATCCACGTTATCCGGGATATTTACGAAGCCGTTTGCATCAGGCTTCTGTTCCGGCTGAGCGTTCCCGTCGCTCTTGCTGTCCAAGAATTCGACCTGTTCAGCGATAATGTCCGTCGTATAAACCTTTTTGCCGTCCTTATTGGTATAGCTTCCGGTCTGAATCCTGCCGTTAAGGCCGATCCGCATTCCCTTGTGGAAATAGTTCTCAATCAGTTCGGCTGTCTTGCCGAAAGCAATACACCCAATAAAATCCGCCGGGTCATCCTTCTTGCGGCGATTTACTGCAACCGTGAAGCGGGCAATGCTCACGCCGCCGTCCGTGTATCTGATTTCCGGGTCTCTTGCCATTCTTCCTGTAAGTGATACGCTATTCATTTAAGCCTCCTCAGATTTCTTTTCTGCTTCCCTTGTCGCGTCATAGCTCTTCGCCTGACGCATAGCCTTCACAATCTGTTCCGGGGTCATTTCGTTCAGGGAGTTTACTCCGTAGTGCTTCAGGAGTTGCCCGCCGAAATCACGGTCAGTGTATTTGTTGATGATGCTCTTAATGTATCCGAGCTCAGCTTCCTGAGCCGCCGCCGACACTGGCTGAGGTTCTGCCTGTTTCGGAGCCGTCTTGGCCTTTGGTTTTTCCCGTTCCTTCGGCTGACCGTTTCCGGCATTCCATGAGTCTGCATCCGCTTCTCCGCTATCGATACAGAACAGCCCGCCAAGCGCATATTTACGGGCGTATGAAGAGCTTGAGCCCGTTACCTGCGAGCCGTCCATTCCCTTTTTCGTTTCCTCTTCCCGGGCGTACGCGACAACCTGAACCCGGTCTCCGGGGTTCTCAATATCCGTCAGTGTTGCGGTGCTCATGATGTAATATCTGCCGGAAATTTCCTCAACCACATCACTCACCGTGAGAGCCGTCCTTGTTTCTGAAAGCAACGGCTTCACAGCCTCAAATATCATCTCAACATTCCGGTACTTGTATTTCCCGAATGAGTTATACTGGTCTTTTGGGGCCTTCAGCCGGGCCTGTATAACCTGCAACTTTTCATAAATGTTCATTACTTGCCCTCGTTTCTAAGATCAACAATGTGCTTCATATACTTGTTTACAAACCGCTCCGGCATACGAATACTCGACACGACCGCTCCGGCTGTCCAGTATTCATAACCGCCTAAAAAGATTCCAAGCCGCTTTTCCCGGCCCATCTTCTTTTCAAGCAATCCGCGCATAACCTGCTGTCTAATTGCGAGAATGAGCGGGTCTGTTGATTCCTTCTGCGACATTGCGACACAGAAATCATCGAGTTTGTCGTCATCCCCGAAGTTGATAATCAGGTAACTTGCAAACCCGCCGACGGTTGCCCCGCTTCCGCCGACACCCCTTCTTATGCGTTCGCCGTTCGCCGCGCATCGCTGAAGGAAGTCTTCGTGTTCCTGCGCGTATTCAATTACCTCTGCCCTGCTTACTCGGGCCGATGAAGTTTTTTCCCCGGAAAGGATTCCGCCAATACCACGGTTCCCGCGCTCAGCCGCAATAATCATTGTCGCGATTGCGGCGACCACGTTCGCATTCTTGACATTTAACTGATCCCCCGCCGTGCGCTTCAGGCCGTTATCATAAAAGCTGTAATTCGCGGCGTTTGCTCCGTACTGCACGGGCATAAACACGGGGATATTCGCAAGCACGATTGCCCGAAGCCGATGCTGTCCATTAAGGACAACGCCCTCCCTTGATACGACAATCGGGTTGTCGATGAAATCCGTGTTCTGATTCCAGTGACCGTTCGCCATGTCTTCGGCGTATCTTGCGACAACCTTTTTCCTGATAGCGCGCTGATAATCAGGCACTTTATCAAGGAGCTCCTGCGCCTTCTGCGGCGTGATTAACTCGTATCTGATAGTGATTTCCCTTCTGACCATACATTTCCTCCTTATCTGATCCTGAGCCCCTCAGAGGCTTCAAGATGCGCCCAATCAAATTCCTGCCCACTCTTGAGGGCTTCCTTTATCGCGGTCTTGTCAACCTTGATTTCGGCCTTAAGAAACTGTTCCGGCACACGGCTCTCGTCCGGGATAACAACGGCATCCGGGTTTTTCGCGATGCTGAAGCTGAACAACTCCGTGCGAAACTTGCGTTTCCCGGAAAGCTCCATCAGTTTCTGCAACGCCGCGCCAATGCGCTTTACGCTGTTTTCCTCAGCCCGGGCCCGGTCTGTCTGCCGCCGCGCTTCTTCCCGCCGCGCCTTTGCGTTAGCTTCAAGCTCCCGCATCACACGGGCGCACCCGTCAGCTTTCTGCTCAATCTCGCCATTAAGGGCTTCCATTGTATCCGCTAACACCTGCGGGTCAATGTCCGGGTCTTCCGCAATCGCCAATAACTGCGCATATTCCGCAGTCAGTTCATAAAGGCTCGACATATTACATCCCTCCCATCATCATCACGACAAGGCTCACCGCCGCCAGTGCCGCCACCGCCCGGAAGCCGTTCGACAGTCCCATAACAAAGTCCATCAGCGGGGTTTCGTTTTCCTGCCCTGCTACCACCTGCACCGCATCCCTTGCCGGGTCATGCACAACCGGAATATAATCAATCCTCATCATCTTTTCCCTCCTCAAGTTCTTCTCCCGTAGCCAAAAGGTAAAGGAGTTTTCCCTTCTGATAGTTCGTCAGCATTTCGCGGTTTCCGTCTCCGCCCGTCGGGCAAAGGATAATGTCGCAGATTAAATCCCACGTCAAATCGCGGTGAATTGCCTTTTCCTCATCGGAAAACTTGTACATCTGCTCCAACGCCTTAATCCGCCGGAGTAATCTCTGATACTTTGTGCCCATACGTCGTCTCTCCTTTCATTACTGTTACCCGTACATCCGCATCGTATTTCTCGGACAGAATTTCGGATAACGCCTGTAAAAACTTTTCAAGGTTCATTTAATCGCCCCTTCCCGTGGGGTTTCCCCAAGTTTAAAATTTTTAAACTTTCGGGGTCAAAAAAAGCCTACTTGTGTCCTGCGGTGAAAGCCTTAACAGCTTCGATAACTTCTGTATCTCAGAAGCCTTGAATTCCTTTTGCCCGCGCAGTTTCATGTTCAAGGAATAATATGTGATTCCAAGATAATTAGCGATAAACTTGAGCTTATAACCCGAATTCGCTACTGCATGTTGTAACTCTGTCATTCGATCCCTCCTTCCTGCAAGTTTGAAATTTTTAAACTCATTTGTTATTATAGTCCCCTGTTTAAAAAAAGTCAACTATATTTGCGCAAAAAGTTGAAAAAATTCAATATAAATATTATAATGCAGATAAGTGGATTGAAAGGAGGTAATAATGAATATTGGAGCAAAGATTAAATCACGCCGAAACGAACTTGGATTAACTCAGGGCGAGCTTGCAACCCTTGTGGGGCTCAAGAACAAAAGCTCGATTTCCCTGATAGAAAAAGGTCAGGGCGATCTGAGCCAGTCCGCGATCCTGAAATTTGCGGATGCGCTCGATTGTGACCCTCTTTGGCTTTTGGGAATACAAGACCACAGCCGCGATATAACATGGTCAGATGATTCTTACTGCACAGAGGCCGCTCAATTCTTGTTCCTCCACAAGGAATACCGGAAACTGTTTGATTTGTTGCGGAAAATCCCGGAGGAAAGGCTTGACCGGGTTCGGGTCGCGCTTGAATTGATGATATAAAAAAGCCCCAAGCGCGGGAATCGCTCGGGGCTCTGCAACCTCAAGGAGATCGCAATGTATGGTCAACTCTTATCCTATCATGGAAAGAGAGAAAGCACAAGGTGACTGTATGAAAAAAACTGCAATTTACATCCGGGTCAGTACAGATGAACAGGCCCGGGAAGGCGACAGCATACCCGCACAGCGCGAGGCCCTGCGACGATATGTCGAGGAAAATGATGACTTAACGCTTGCGGGGGAATATATTGACGAAGGCATATCCGGCAGAAAATTCCAACAACGCGATGAGCTTCAACGGCTTTTGGATGATGTCCGGGCTGGGAAAATCGACCTTATTGCATTTACCAAACTAGACAGATGGTTTCGTTCTGTAAGGCACTACTCAGCTACTCAGGAGCTCCTCGACAGGTATTGCGTCGATTGGATTGCGATATGGGAACCAGTGTATGACACGTCATCGCCATCCGGGCGGCTCATCGTCAATCAAATGATGTCTATCGCTCAATTTGAGGCGGAAAACACAGGAAGCCGCATAAAACAAGTGTTTGAATACAAGATTCAGCAGGGCGAAGTCGTGAGCGGGCACGTTCCCCGGGGATACGTCATACAGAATAAGCACCTCGCCCCGGGCCCGGAAGCCGATGCTGTTGTGGCATTGTTTGAATTCTTTTCCCGGAACGGCAATCTTACAAAGGCCGCGCAATTCTTCCATGAAAAAACGGGGGCAGGATTGACGAACGCCGCCGTAAAGGCAATACTTAGAAACCCCAAATATATTGGAGAGTTCCGTGGGAATCCCAATTACTGCCCGCCGCTGATATCCCGAGCCCTTTTCGAGGACGTTCAGCGCAAACTGACCACCAATATCAAGAACTCGGCAAAGTATGAATATATCTTTTCCGGGTTGCTTGTATGCGGGGAATGCGGGCGCAGGTTGGGCTCCTTCCGCGACAAAAAGGCACGGAAACACGATTATGTAATTTACCCCAGTTATCGGTGCAACAACCATTATACAGGACTTAAGACTTGCCCAAACACGAAGGTTATCATTGAAAAGACAATGGAAGCGTATCTGATCGACAACCTGCCTGAGTTGGCGCAAAAATGCAAGATTGAGTATTTCCAAAAGCAGAAGCCAATACTGGATGTTGAAAAGAAAAAACAGGCGATCACGCGCAAGTTGAATCGCTTGAAAGAATTGTATCTGAACGAATTGATCGAGCTAAATGAGTACAAGGCTGACAAAAACCTTTACGAGGAACAGCTTGCGCATTTAAACAACGTAGAAGCCCCGAAAACACGCGATTTTTCCGAGCTGGATAAACTTACAGGAATTGATTTAAAAACGGTTTACGGGCTTTTAAACAACATAGAGCGGCGTTATTTGTGGCGGTCAGTTATTCAGGAAATCCGGATCGACCGGGAACGCAATATCACAGTTCTTTTTTTGTAACAAAAAGAGGGGGTATTAACATACGTCATCCCTCAGGATACGCTCAGTTAATACCCCGCGATTATAGCACGCCGTCATCCACGGAAAATGATCATTTTGTATCTGCCTTCGCCGCCCGCATTGAGGGAGGACAGAGTTTTTTGGGCGTTTCCGCGCACCGTCGTCCTGTGTATAACCTTTTCTCCCTCAGCTAGATCAACAATCCCGTACATATACGGCATTCCGTTCTCAATCCTTATTGTCGTTTCCAAGAAATCAAGCAGGTATTCGCTCGCCCATGAAGAGCCCATGCGCCAATCCACAATAGTCCTGTATGGTATTCCATATTTTTCTGAGAATTTCGCCATGTTGTTTTCGCATCCCGACATCTTCATAAGGCTCAAGAATCTCTGATGCTTTTCAGTCTTTGTCACGTTTTTCACCTCCCGGTATATTGTATGCGAAAATCATACAAAATGCAATAATTTTTGACTGATTTTCGCGCAATCAGTCGATTTCATCAAGCTCGTATTCCGAGAGCTCCTCCTCTGTGAGTTTCCGATTGTAAACAAGTATATCCCAATACTTTCCTGAAACATCATCCTCGCAACAAAGAAGCCCTTCTCGCGGCTGACATCCCGGAGAGAATCCCCTGAGCCTCATTCCGTATCTGTGCTCCATTTTACCATCCTTTCTTACAAAACGGTTTGGGGCCCTTCGATGGACCTGTAGCCGTATTAATAGCACCCGTGTCTCATTCTGTTGATTTGACACTGCAAATCATAGCACTTGTTGGCCAGTCTCTCATTCAGCTCCCGCAACTCCGGGTCTTTTGCCTTTTCGGCACTTGCCGTCAACCTTTCTTTCCGCTCGACAACTGCCCACCAAATGGTATCGAGCTCGTCAGCCGTCAGTGTCCATGTGTAGTGACTCTGCCTGTCCATGTTGCCCTCCTTATAATTCAACATTCAGCCGGGTGTATCCGAATTCCTTAAGTACCCGGAAAAGGATACTGTTGAAATCTCCATACCCGTCAATCTGCCGTCTGTGCCATCCCATATCCCACCACATTTCATAGAGGCGGTATGGATTGCGGCCCTCGTCGTGCTTAATGCAAACAAGCCGTCGCCCGCCTTCGTTAATGTCAAGAACCTTCTGTGTTTTCATACAACCACCCCTTCCTCGTATAAAATCCACCCATCGCAGAAATCGGGGTCGCCCTCCTTCAGGCTGTCACAGTTAAGCCACGTTCTGCGGCAACGGCAGGACGCGCACGGCCCGCTCTTCCGGGTATCGTCGCTCATTATGCAGGTTACAACATCTTTTCCATCTCTTGTTTTCATGTCATCCTCCTGCCGGGGTATTACCCGCCCCGGCCCGGGCTTGCGTTTAAAAACTGCCGTATTCGTTTTCGTTGGTGAAGTTAATGGTCAGGCTCTGCGGGGTAATCATGCTCTCATGCGCCGGGCAAACCTCAGTCACACAGCACCCATCCCGCAGGGACTTCATAGCGATGCTGTACGCATCCTCAAGGCTGTCCGCCTTTACGAACCCGTTGGCCCTGTTTCCAAAGAGCCCCTTCCAAGATACAAAGTAAATCATGTTTCCTTCCTTTCTGCCGGGGCTTTGCCCGCCCCGGCCCGGGCCTCAAACCGTCTACTCGTTCCCCTCTGAGCACTTCACGTTTGTTAATACATAATCCCATGAGGTTCCCCAATGAGTCACGCCCCAAAGGTACATATCAGCATCGCGGCAATACCAAACGTCTTCGCCAATCGCGGAAAGGATTTCCGCACCGTTGCTGTCGGTGATGTACCACTGAAAAACCTCTTCTTCGCAATTCCCGCTGAACGGCTCAAAATCAAGCATCCCCCAAATATCGTTGTTCAGGACAATGTTGATCGCTTTGGCGAGAGTCCCGTAGTCCACATAGCCGTTGTCGATTCCGTACTGCGAGATTCTGTTCCCGAAAAAGTATTCGCCTGCAACAGATGTTAATTTTGTCATGTCAGTCCTCCTTGCTCCTTTCATCATTCCATCTTCTCAAGGACAGCAACCAATAGCTCGTAGTCTGCGGCACTGATCTTCCCTCGCTGATACGCCATGTCGATCCCGTCTGCTCCATAAAATACATTATCCCAAGCCTCGTTGGCGTTTTCGGCTTCTGTGATTCTCTTCAGTAATTTCTTGAACATTCCATTCTCCTTCCCGCCGGGGCTTGCGCCCCGGCCATGTCGCGTTATACTCTCTCAACAAGTCCATCAAAAATATCAAGGTCTGCTTCGTGAAGCTCAATAATGTTCCCGGAATCGAGAAGTCTCACTTTCACTTTCGGAGTGCTCTCCCGCTCCGCCCACGCATTCAGGATATCCGCAAGACCGTTCGCGAGCGCAACCAAATATTCCTGACTGCCCCGGGTGCAGATGTTATAGTCCTTCAGGTCGCCTATGATCTTCGTGATCTTCACCGGGTAACTGTACGGATGTACGGTCTGCTCCTGCCATCCGAACTTCTCAATCATTGCCTCCGCTTCCTTGACGAATGCCTCAACCTGCGCCGCCTTGTTGTTTCCCTCAATTTTTTTCAACATTTCAATTCTCCCTTCTACCGGGGCTTCTTCCACAGGCCCATCGCTATGCTTTATTACTTAATCCTCGCGGTTATTCCAACAAACCTCGTACTCGTGATAACCAAATGCACCAACCCATCCTTCGATAGTTACCTTTTCATATCTTTCGTCGTTGCAAATCTTTTCCGCAAACTTACGAGCCTTATCCTCATCACTGAATCTTCTGCTGTAATCGCTGTACATCTTTGTTCCTCCCTTGCTTTATCTTTGCTCCGCCTGTCTGCCTTTCGCTCCGAGGCCCGATTGATTCAACCATCTCCCGGAGTGCTTTCGGTTGTGTGGGCGGGTTCCGTATCTCAGTTACAAGAGAATCATAGCGCGAATTTCATAAACTGTCAATATATTTTTTTATGATTTTCATAATTTTCTCAAAAACAAAGGATTCCACAACCCCGTTGCGGGTTTGATGATTTTTGCCCATTTTTGAATTGTGTACAATCAAAAAAACGTCACCACCTCTCGCATGCGAGGATGCGCGAGATTGGTCGATACCCCATTAATGGGGAAATACTCAAATACGAGCCTTAAAACCACGCAGGAGCACTCTCAGGAATCCAGTGCCCGTATCCGCAACCCCGTTGTTGTTTCGGCGGTTGATAAAATCAAAAAAAGCCCCGGTTTCCCGGGGCAGGAAATTCACTTATCACCAATCGGTTTCTTCCACTTCCTCGTCATCCTCCTCTTCTTCGCCCCAAATATCTTCCTCATCTTC